CGGCGGCGGCACGATGTACGGCCACGGCTACATGAGCGTTGCCGAAGCGCCCACCCTGGCCCGCAACCAGGCCAACCAGGTCAACGCCGCCATCACGGTGCTGGGCCGGGCCATCAGCTACAGCTGATGACGCAGGGGCCCGCCGCGGCCCCGCCTGAACCTTTCAGCGCGGCAGGCCGGTGCGCACCCCGCACCGGTCGGCACGTCGGCCCCGAACGTGCCACGCCGCGCTCCCTTCCAACCTCGGGCACCACCAATCGGGCATTCACATGGGCATCAAGATCGTCGTTTCCAACCTCGTCAAGTTCAAGGTCAAGGGCACCATCAAAGACGAGGCCGGCACAGACCAGCCGTTTGACTTCTCCCTCACCTGCCGCCGCCTGGACGCAGACCAGATCAAGACCAAGCTGGCCGACAACAGCGAAACCAGCGTGGCCGACTTCATGCTGGAAGTGATCGAACAGTGGCAGGGCGTGCGTGACGCAGAAGACGTGCCAATGGACTTTACTGAGGCCGCCTGGCGCCAGCTCTGCAAGATCCCTGGCGTCAGCCTCGTCGCCTTCCGCACCTATTTGGCTGAGGTGGGCGCGAAGGAAAAAAACTAGCCGCGCTCGCCCGGGAACTGGCCGAACACCACAGCCGCGATGCAACATCCAGCGCACCCCCACCCGGCAGCGCCTGGGCTCAGGCCCTGGCAGGCCTGGGCACGCTGGAGCCCGAGGCCCCGCCCGAGCGCAGCGCCTACCTCTGGCCTGACAACGTGCAAGCCTGGGCCTGCTGGCAGGGCGTGCAGACGCAATGGCGCACCGGCATGGCAGGCGCCACAGGGCTTGACTACGCTGGCGTGCGCGCCCACCTGGACGAGCAGCCCGACATCGAGCGCGAAGCCCGGCCAGACATCTGGCGCGGCATCCAGGCCGCAGAGCGCGCCACGCTGGAAGTGTGGGCAGAACAGCGCGAGCGCGAGCGCGACGAACAGCAAGCCGCACAGCACCCCGCTGCGCGCGTCAGCCCGCTGAGGTAACCGCATGGCCACCAGCGACATTGGCATCAAGATCGGCCTGCAAGGCGCGGAATCCGTCACCAGCGGCCTGCAGCGCGTGGGCGTCAGCATGGGCCAGCTCAGCGGCCAGGTGGACACCGTGCGCAACGCGCTCTCCACCCTGGCCCCCACGCTGGCCGGCGCCCTCACCGTGGGCGGCCTGGTGGCATTCGTGCGCCAGACCGTCAACGCCGTGGACGCCATGAACGACCTGGCCGACGCCACCGGCGCCAGCATCGAGGAAATCAGCAAGCTCGACCAGGTGGCCCGCCGCAACGGCGCCAGCCTTGACCAGGTGGGCGGCATGCTGGTCAAGTTCAACGCCCAGCTCAAGGAAGCGGACGGCAAGAACGGCGCCAGCATCGCGCTCGAAGCGATCGGCCTGAGCGCCGCCAAGCTGCGCCAGCTGGACCCGGCCGAGGCCCTGCGCCAGACGGCAGTGGCCCTGGCCGGCTTTGAAAACGACGCCAACAAGGCCCGCATCACGCAGGAGCTGTTCGGCAAGAGCGTGCGCGAGGCTGCACCGTTCCTGAATGACCTGGCCGAAGCTGGCGAGCTCAACGCCAGCGTGACCGCTCAGCAGGCCGCTGAAGCGGACAAGTTCAACAAGCAACTGTTTGCCTTCCAGGCCAATGCCGGCGATGCAGCGCGCGTCATCACGCAGGAACTGCTGCCCACCTTGTCGGCCATCGCAGCCGAGTTCAACCGCACCAATGCCGCAGGCGACACCCTGGCCAAGTTCTTTGGCACCGGGCTGAAGGTGGTGCTGGAGACGCTGGCTGTGCTGGCCACCGATGTGGCCTTCGTGTTCAAGGGTGTTGGCCGCGACCTGGGCGGCATGGCCGCGCAGATTGCGGCGCTGGCCAAGGGCGACTTTGCCGGCTTCAGCTTCATCCGCAAAGGCCTCATCGAAGACTCCATTCAGGCCCGAAAAGAACTCGACGCCCTGCAGGCCCGTATCCTGGGCGTGCAAGAAACCGCACGCGCCGCCGATGCAGCCCGCGCCCGCGAAGACCGCGGCTTCGTGCCAGGCGGCCGGCGCTCCGTCATAGACATCGCCGGCGAAGAAGCCCGCCGCAAGGCTGCGGATGAATCGGCCCTCAAGGCCGCGAAAGACCGGCAGACCGAGCTTGACATCCTGGCCAAGCGGCAACTGGCCAACATCGTGGCCTATGACAAGGCCGAGGCCGAGCTGGAAGAGCAACTCAAGCGCAGCGCCAAAGCCGAGCTGGAGCTGGCCGCCACCCGCAGCATGAAAGCCGTGGAGGCGTATGAGGCCAGCGAACAGGCCATCGACGCCAACCTGGGCAAGGCCAAAGACCTGGTGGACGCTATCAACCGCGAAACCGAAGCGCTGCAGATGAGCAACATCGAGCGCGAGACAAGCGCCGCACTGCTGGAGCTGGAGCGTGCGGGCCTGGAAAAAGGCACCTATGCCTATGACGAGTACGCCAAGAAGATCCGCGAAGCCGTGCTCAACCGCGAAACCGTGCGCGCCAGCATCGAGCAGACCAAGACCATCGAGCAAGAGTGGCGCCGCACCAGCGACCAGATCGGCCAAAGCCTGACGGACGCCCTGATGCAAGGCGGCAAGAGCGCCTGGGAATACATCAAGGGCCTGTTCCGCAGCATGGTGCTGCGGCCGATCATTCAGGCGGCGGTCAACCCGATCGTCGGCAGCCTCGGCGGCGGTGGGGGCGGCGCGCTCAGCACCCTGGGCAGCATCAACAGCCTGGCCACGCTGGGCAGCGTCATCACCGGCAGCGTGGCCAGCAGCATCGGCAACGTCATGGGCACGGCCGGCACCATGTTCGGCAGCAGCGCGCTCACCGCCTTCTCGGCCGGCATGAAAGGTGCCACCCTGGCCCCGGGCCTGATGGGCCCCACCACCGTCGGCGCCAGCGGCGCCATGGGCGCGGGCGCTTCGGCGGCCGCCGCCATTCCCTACGTGGCCGCCGCCCTGGCCGTGGCCAACGCGCTGGGCGTCTTCCGCAGCCGCAGCATCGTCGGCGGTGGCCTCACGGGCACCCTGGGCATGGGCGACATCCAGAGCTACGACCTGCAGCGCCGCGGCGGCACGCTGTTCAGCGGGCCTGAGTATTCGATGGTCAACCGCCAGACCAGCACCGAAAGCGCCGCCATCCAGAGCGCCTTCGAGGCCCTGCGCACCAACGCCGCCAGCATGGCCGAGGCCCTGGGCCTGAGCAGCACCGCCGTCAAGACCTTCACCACGGTGCTGGGCACCGACATCACGCAAAACGACATCGGCACGCGCGGCATCAAGCTCGATGGCCTCACGCCCGAGCAAGCCGCCAAGAAGGTGGAAGAAGCGCTCGCCGCCGCGAACGAAGACCTGGCCGCCTTCGTGCTGGGCGCCAGCCGCACCGTCACGGAAACCCTCACCACGCGCATCGAAGACTGGGAGCAAACGGAATCCGGCAGCACGTTCAGGGGATTCATCGACCAGGTCAGCGAAGTCACCCGCACCATCGAAGCCACCGGCACCAGCTACGCCCGTGCCGGCGAAACCAACGTCCAGACCCTCACGCGCCTGGCCGGCAGCCTGAGCACCATCAACCCCGCGCTCGAGCTGCTGGGCCTAAACCTCTACGCCACCAGCCTGGCCGGCGCTGACCTGGCCAGCCAACTGGCCGACGCCTTCGGCGGCCTGGAGAACTTCACCCAGGCCAGCGCCGCCTACTACGCCGAGTTCTTCACCGAAGCCGAGCGCACCGCCAAGACCACCGCCCAGCTCACCGAAGCCCTGGGCGGCCTGGGCCTGGCCCTGCCCACCACGCGCGATGCTTACCGCCAACTGGTGGAAGCGCAAGACCTCAACACCGAGGCCGGGCGCAAGAACTTTGCCGTGCTGGTGCAGCTCAGCGGCACCTTCGCCGGCATCACCCCGGTGGTGGAAGACCTGGCCGAGGCCAGCGACCAAGCCACCGAAGCCCTGCGCAGCGCCGCCGACATCCTGCGCGAGCGCCAGGGCCTGGAGCGCCAACTGCTGCAGCTCCAGGGCGACACCGCAGCCCTTCGGGCACTGGACCGCGCCGCGCTGGACGAGAGCAACCGCGCGCTGTACGACCGCATCACCGCCCTTCAGGACAGCCAGGCCGCCGAAGCCGCAGCAGCCGAAGCCACGCGCACGGCAGCAGCCGCAGCCGAGGAAGCCGCCCGTGCCGCCGCCGCTGAAACCCAGCGCATCGGCCAAGAGCGCCTGGGCCTGGAGCGGCAGCTGCTCCAACTGCAAGGCGACACCGCCACCATCCGCGCCCTGGAGCGCGCCGCGCTGGACGAGAGCAACCGGGCGCTGTTCGACCGCATCACCGCTCTGCAAGACAGCCAGGCCGCCGAAGCCGCAGCAGCCGAAGCCACGCGCACGGCAGCAGCCGCCGCCCAGGAGGCAGCCCGCGCCGCCCAGGCCGAGGCCCAGCGCATCGGCCAGGAGCGCCTGGGCCTGGAGCGCCAACTGCTGCAACTGCAGGGCAACACCGCCGCCATCCGCGCCCTGGAGCGCGGCGCGCTGGAGAACTCCAACCGTGCTCTTTTTGACTATGTGACAGCGCTGCAGGACGCCCAAGCCGCCGCCGCCGCAATGGAAGCATCAGAGCGCACTTTGGCAGACCTGCGGGCCCAGGCAGCCCAGGAAGCCCTGGCCAACAAACAGCGGCTTGCTCAGGACGCCACAGCCGCGACAAACGCCGCATTTGACGCCGTGCGCAGAGCCATAGACGCCCAGGCCGCCGCTGCCGAGGCGGCGATTCGTAGCGCCTTTGACCTGCAGATGCGCAACATCAACGCGCAGAAAACGGCCGCAGAGGCAGCGCGGCAGGTTGCGCAAGAAACCCTGCAATCCGCCCGCCCGCTTTTTGATTTCCTGGGCAAACAAGTTCAAGAATTGAACGGCCTGGCTGGGTTTGGCATGTCAGGCGCGCAGGGCCGGCGGTTTGTGCAAGACGCACTGACAAGTCTGCGCGCAACAGGCACGCTGCCGAATGAAGACAGGCTGCAAGAAGCGGTACAAGCCGCCCGCCGTGAGCTTGACCCTTCAAGATATGCCAGCGCAGCGGAATTGCGCCGGGATACCCTGTTGCTTGCCAATTCATTGGCCGAGCTGCAATCCGCCACGGGCCAGCAGCTCAGCGGCGCAGAGCGGGCTCTGAGCATTGCAGAAAAGCAACTCAAGACCCAAGAAGATGCCGCCCGGGTGGCGCAGGAGCAACTGGATCTTCAGCTTGACGCAACCCGTGTGAATGCGGCCAGTGAGCTGGCCATTGCGCAGGCACAACTCAATGCGTTGCGCAGCATCGACACCGGAATATTGTCCGTGAGTGATGCGATGAGCCGTTTGGGCTCCGCTATTGCTGCGGAAACCGTTGCGACAGCTGCTGCAAATCAGGCCTTAACGGCCGCCGTTCTTGCCGCCGCACAAGCCAATGCAACGGCGGCCGAAAGTGCAGCCAACATTGCCCGCGCAAATGCCGCAACGCTGACCGCTGCAAATGCAGCAGTCGTGGCAGCAGCGTCGATTGCGTCTGCGGCTCAACCGGCAAGAACACAAACCAGCAGAACGGTTGCCGAGCTGGAAGGGCTGCTGCCGGAAAACTGGTTTAGGGATTACGACGCCGCGGAAAAGATCGCTTTCTTCAATGAAAAAAAGGTGACGATTGCAGAATTAACGGCATACGAACAACAACAAGGAAAATCGGAAAAGGAAATCAGAGAACTTCTTGATTTCATTCTGGCCAACGGCTACCGTGGTTTTGCAGAAGGCGGCCTGCACACCGGCGGCCTGCGCTTGGTGGGCGAACGCGGCCCTGAGCTTGAAGTCACCGGCCCGGCGCGCTACTGGAGCTTTGAGCAAACCAACGCGATGTTCTCCGGCGGGCGCGCTCAAGAGCGCCGAATGATTGCGCAGCTTGAGGCGCTGCGCGCCGAAATGGAAGGCCTGCGCGCCGAAGCCCGTTCCACCGCCGTGGCCACCAACAAGACCGCCCGCATCCTGGACCGCGTGACGCCTGACGGCACCAGCCTACAAACGGTGGCAGCCACATGAAACTGATTGCCCCCACCACCTTCGTGGCCGCCACGCACCTGGTGAGCAGCAATGCGACTGAGCTTTACAGCGCCTGGGCCGTGGGCACCACCTACGCCAAAGACGCCTTTGTCGATTACGGCACGCACATCTACCAAAGCCTGGTAAACAACAACACCGGCAACCAGCCCGACATCAGCCCCACGCAATGGGTGCTCATCGGGCCGGACAACACGCACGCGATGTTCGATGACCAGGTGAGCACGGCCACCACGCGCAGCACCCCGCTCACCGTGGTGCTGTCCACCGGCCTGGCCAACGCCATGGCGCTCTTCGGCCTGGTGGGCACCCAGGCCACCATCACCGTGACAGACGGCGCCGGCGGCCCCACCGTCTACAGCCGCACGGTGAATCTGGACGGCACCTTCATCTTCGACTGGTACCAATACTTCTTTGAGCCCTATGTGCAGGTGGAAGAGGTGGTGCTGACCGATCTGCCACCCTACGCCAGCGCCCGCATGACCGTCAGCGTGTCGGGCTCAGGCACCGTGGCAATCGGGCAACTTGTCTTCGGCAACCAGTACGAGCTGGGCGACGCCGAATACGGCGCCAGCCTGGGCATCGTGGACTACAGCCGCAAGGAAACCGACGAGTTCGGCACCACCACCTTCGTGGAGCGTGCTTTCAGCAAACGCATGAACGTGCGCCTGATGCTGGACACCGTGCAGGTGGCCCGCGTGCAGCAGGTGCTGGCCAGCGTGCGCGCCAAGCCAGCCGTGTGGGTGGGCGTGCCCACAGATCAACTGTTCCGCCCGCTCACGGTGTACGGCTTCTTCCGCGATTTCAACATTGACATCGCCTATCAGCTCAAGAGCTATTGCAGCCTCGAAATTGAAGGACTGGTCTGACCATGCCCACCTCACCTACCCCCATCACCTCACTGCCCACCGCACCGAGCCGTGCAGACCCGGCCAACTTCGCCACGCGCGCTGATGCGTTTCTGGGCGCCATGGGCGCCTTCGGCACGCAGACCAACGCGGTCGGCTCAGTCACATTCACCAACGCCGTGGAAGCCGCCAGCAGCGCCGCCGCCGCGCAGGCTGACCGCGTGCTGGCCGATGCCGCCGCCGCCACCGTCACCGCGCAAAGCCCCGCGGCCAATGCGGCAGCAGCCGCCGCCAGCGCCGCTGCGGCGGCCGTCAGCGCCGGCCAAGCGCAGGCCGTCAGCCCGGATTCGCCCGTGCGCCTGAACACCCGGCAGATCACCGCCCACCTCACCATCGGCAGCGCCTACAACGCCATGAGCGCCGGGCCCATCGCCATCGCCGACGGCATCACCGTCACCGTCCAAGACTTCGCCACCTGGAGCATCCAATGAGCACCCTTGTCACCCGCACCATCCAAACCCCTGACGCCTCGCCCGTCAGCTTCCCCAACGGCATCCGCATCGGCACCGCCGGCGGCGCCGGCCTGGTCAACCACATCGGCGTGGCCGGCCAGCAGGGGTTTGGCGTAGGTATCGCGCCCGAAGTGCCGGCAGGCTTTGCCAAGCTCTACGGCACTGAAGACCCGGCCTCGGAAAACTACGGCAACTACCAGTTTACTGACGGCTCGGTAATGGTCTACATCCCGGCGTTCTACTACCGCTACGGCACCGGCAGCAACGGCGGCGCCATCAACGTGGTAGACGTCAAGCCCTTCAGCCACTGGGCGAGCGTGGCCGATGCCAACGCTGCGGGCTACGCCCTGCACCGCGCCTTCTACAACGGCGGAAGCATCCGCCAGGGCGTGTTTGTGGACAAGTACCTGGCCAGCAACAACGGCGGTACGGCCTCCAGCCTGAAGAACGGCATCGTGCTCAGCAGCGCGCAGCGCGGCTCCTTGAGCACCGCCACCTTCGCCAGCCTCACCGGCGCACCCAGCAACAACCTGGCCGGCGCCATTGCAGCCGCCAAGACCCGCGGCACCCGATTTTTCTGCAACACGCGATTCATCCGCGGCGCCCTGGCGCTGCTGGCCAATGCACACGGCTCAGCCGCCACCGCCACCACTTACTGCGCCTGGTACAGCGCCGGCAGCACCAACTTTCCCAAGGGCTGCAACAACAACGCCAACGGCGACAGCAACGACGCCGCCATTTCGTTCGTGAACGACGGCAATGGGACCTACAACACTGGCCGCACCGGCAGCGCCAACTTCATGGCGCGTACGACGCACAACGGCATGATGTGCGGTGTGGCCGACTTGAACGGCATCGTGTGGGAAACCGAGCTGGGCTTCACCAGCAACGGCACGAGCTTCTTCATGCTCAACACCGGCGTGGACGTGGGCACCATCACCGGCGGCACCACCCTGGCCACCGACGCCTGGGGCGCCACCGGCCTGGCGGCCATGTACACCAACATCGGCGCCACTTACGAGAGCCTGACCAACAGCGCCAGCAACAAGACCTACGGCAACGCGGCGCAGGTGCTGAGCGCCTCCACCAGCGGCACCGCCTGGGGCTTTGCAGGCCTGGGCATTCCGCTGTCCGGTGGCGTGGGCGGCAGCAACCAGTTCGGCAACGATTACCTGTACGACGCGCGCCCGAATGAGCTCTGTGTGATCTCTGGCGGCGACTGGTCCGACGGCAGCGTTGCCGGGGTCTGGGCGCTGTTCTTGTACTACGCCCGCGGCTCCTCGGGCGTCGCCTTCGGGTTCCGCGCCGCCTCTTACCTGTAACTCTGAGGCCCTGAGCGGTAGCGACTGGGCCTGCCTCCAACACAATGAGCCACCCCACACGCAGCATCCACGCCCAGGCCGGCTTGCACCGCAAGCTGGTGCTGTTCGGCGCGCAGCTGGAGCTGTACCTGGCTCATTTCCCGTCGCATCACAAGTATGTGATGGCGCAGCAACTGCGCCAGGCCTACCTGGATGTGTACAACCTGGTGACCGAGGCGCAAAAGCGTTACCACAAGCGCACCACGCTCAGCCAACTCGACGTGCGCCACGAGCAACTGCGCATGCTGCTGCTTCTGGCGCACGAGCTGGGGCTTTTCAACTTCTCGAAGGGCAAGCAAGACGCCGAGCAACCGGGCGAGCACCGGGCGCTGGTAATGCTGCGCCTGGTGGACGAGCTGGGCCGCATGATCGGCGGCTGGCTGCAAAAAGAATCGGCCCCGGGCGGTGACGCTCAGGGCCCGCTGCCTGCGGTCGCCGCAGCAGCGCAAGAATCCGGCGAGCGAGAGCTTGCCGGTGCGGTAGGGGCTTGACATGCTCTGTGTGATCTCTGGCGGCAACTGGAACAACGGCAGCAATGCCGGGGTCTGGGCGCTGAACTT